CAGAGGTACGAGTACTACACTGTGAATAGTAGTAAAATTCCCGTAGCACCAGGTTGCACATATCATTCTTATATGATTTCTGGTGATTGTGGGGTTATTTCTTTTGCTCCAGGTGGGTCCACCTTGGAAGGGTCTGGTGTTGTGCCACCTAAGGTGTGTATAATGCATGACTCAAATAAAATGAGGCAGTCTGTGGACCTTCAGTTGGGTCATGGCGCTTTCCTTACGCAAGAAGATTTGATAGGATACGAAGTCCTGTTAGATTGTGTTGCTACGGGAAGTTGTCTACCCGAAGTTGAGCCCATTATTAATGGCTTGTCTTGTGACAATGTCGTTTGTATGGGTAGACTAAAGAAGGTCTCAGATGCTCCTCATTATTCTAAGAAGACTCAGTTGGAGCGTTCACTAATTTCTGACATAGTAGATCTTCCTTGTGAGACTGTGCCTGCCATTATTTCCAATGAAGACCCTAGGATCGCTGTCAGTTGTAACCCAGACTTTGACGTTTTTGTCAACGGTATGGAAAAGTACAAGAAGATGGCTGGTCCTTTCGAAGGGGTCGAAGGTAGTGATGAGCAGCAAGATTTCCATGATGCACTCGATGACATATTTGATTGTTTGAATATAGAGAGTGAATCACTGGAAGAGGTTTCTGAGGAAGTGGCACTTAGGGGTCTGCCAGATGTTGAATATTTTGACCCCATTGTAGCTAGCACTTCTGAGGGTTATCCCTGGATTCTTGAAAGGCCGAGTGGCTGTAAGGGCAAAGCTTGGCTACTTGAAGGTGTTCCGGGGTGCTTTTCTGTGGACCCCAGTTCCAAATTTGGGAAGGCTAAGCGTGAGCTGGAGTTGAACCTTCAGCAAGGCGTGGTGCCTCCCTTGATTGGTGTGGAGTGTCCTAAGGATGAGCGTGTAGCTCGAAAGAAAGTTACCACCAAACCTAAAACTCGTTTGTTCACTGTACTTCCATTTGAGTACAATCTCCTTGTGAGGGAGTACTTTATGGATTTTGTGAGTAAATATATGCAGCGACATAACGAGTGTCCAGGTAAGGTAGGTATTAACCCTCAATCTATCGAGTGGACAAACCTATATGAGAACTTGAGATCCAAAGGAACTAATTGGTTCAATGGTGATTTCGAGCGATTTGATGGGATAACTCCACGAGATGTGATGGTACAGTTAGTTATTAGAATTAACAAATTGTACAAACGAGGTGATGCGGACCGACCTCTTGCAAATAAGGTTCGCAGTCTTTTGATGTTAATGGCGAGTGACCGTTACGCCATTGCTGGGAGGAATTTGTATAAAGTTTCGTGTGGCATTCCTTCCGGTTTTTCTTTAACGGTTATTGTAAATAGTCTTGTAAATGAATTTTTTCTTCGTTTTGCTTGGAAGAGAATTGTTAGGGCATCACTTGGTGAAGCCTTTGTACACCGCTCAATTATGGATCGTGAGGTCCACTTTGCAGTGTATGGAGATGATAACCTTGTTTCAGTCTCTGATAAATACTCTTCCTTGTATAATCTTGTTTCTATTTCTTCTTTTTTGAGGGAGAGGGGAGTTGTTCTAAAGAATGGACAATGTAAGGATGAGGAAGATTTTCCTCCTTTCTCCCCATCTCCTTCCACTTGTGATTTTTTGAAGAGGAGATTTGTCCTTGGGAGCTCTGGTAGAGTTTTAGCTCCCCTTGACAAATCTTCTCTCTTAGGTTGTGCCCATTGGGTAAGGAAGAGTCAAGACCCTGGTGAGGCAATTGTTCAGAATGTTCAGGGTATCCTAAGGGAATGTGTTGCATTTGAGGAGAACTCCTATGAGTTTTTCCATGATATGCGTCGCAAACTCTTGGGTGCCTTGCAAACTAAAGGAATAGCCACTTCTGAGATTTTGGATTTAAAATCATGTCTTGCTGCACAGCAGTGTGATGAGAGTCCTTTTTTGAAGAAGTTTCAACCATGTTCTTCTCTTCCCTCTGTCATTATACCATCCTCCAACCTTTTTGTGGAGGTGGTAGGTGGCAGAGTTTTTCTTTCTGGGGTTTTGACACCATCTTCTCGTCTTCCAGAGAATTGTGTGGTTGTCTATTGTGGTTGGACTGAAGTACATAAGCCCTATATTCAGTCCAAGCACAGCCTCATTTGTAAGTCTAATAAGGGTTATAGTTCAAAGGCTGTCATTCGGAAGGTTCTTTCTGGATTGCCAATGGACAAGCCCATTGTCTTTATGTCTGGGGATGGTCTTAGTCAGGCCGTTCCTCCTATGTTAATTTATTTACGTAGGTTGCAGGGAGTTGATTCCAAGTTAGGGGATGATATTCTAGCAAGGTGTGTCAAAGCATCTTCTGGGGTTATTCCCCCCGAATGGGACCAACTCATTAATAAGTGGTAAATTACCACTTTTCTTCTTTCATCAGGTTGTTGTAACTTGGTAAGGTTTTCCCCAGCCTTCCTGTTTGTTTGGGGTTGAGATTTCTTCTCTTGTTTAGAGTTCTTCTTCGTCACCTGAGTGGCTGGATAGCCTGTGGCAAGTTCCTCTTTCCTGAGATTTTATCTCTTTCTTTTATCGTATTAGAAGTGCAATATAGCACTGCGTCTCCGTTTCTGCAGTAGTGTTATAGTGTCTTTTCCTAGTCGGAAAAAAAAAA